TATAATCAGCGATACCAAATGTTGCATAAGGAAGTGGTTCTCTAAGAGGAAACATATTATCTACCCTCTTCTGCTGCTATTTCTAAATCTAAAGCAACTTCAGCCATTGCTTGTTGTGCGTCAGTTAAATCAAACTCTGGGTCTTGTAATTTATCAAAGATACTCTTAGCTTGTCTTTCACCATGTTTTTTAACAAACTCTTCTCTAGATAATATAAATGTATCATCTTCCATTTGCATTAACCAATTTTTCACACTTCCCATAATATACTCCTTTTCATTATTTGTTTATAGGTATATTTTACTATATTTGAGTAATTAAGTAAATACTTATAAAAAATAAAAAAGCATTATATTTCAATGACTTAGTGTATTGATATTATTTCGGCTTCTGGTTTATCAATAGTTCCAGTCACATAATTGATATAATCTAAGAATTCTGGTGCTTCTGGGTTTGAATGTATATCCCATGATGTTCCAGTCATTCCTTTTACGCAATAATCTGGTAATGTACCTTGCACTTCTTCATCAACTAATATAACAATCGAAACTTTTTGTGGTTCACTATGACCAGACATGTCTGCTGGTATGTTTGCTGTGTTATTAAATTTACAAGGAAACCCCATTTGCTCTGTCATATTATAATCAATTGCATCTTGTCTTGCTCTATCAAGTTGATACAATACAGAATTAACACAATAACGTATTACATTATATTCGAAAAGTTCATCAACTTTGTCAATTGTAGTTTTTAATTGAAAGCCATTGATATCTATGTGGATAGTTTGATTTCGCAGTGTAGCGAACTTATGACGTATTCCTACGATATTTTTTTCACTTGACATAATATAATTTCTACTTCTTTTTAACTCTAACTAATGTCTCTATTTTTTTAGTTCTATCTACTTTAGGATATGATATTTTAAATTCTTCATTTTCCCAAGTACCATTATTAAAAGAAGTAAATTCTGTTGTGACCAATTGTGCAGTTTCAGTTGAACGATGCACTGTGACTAATTTTTCATCATCCCAAATTCTTATTTCAGCTGGGAATGAACGATTAGATATTTTTTCTATTATATTGCCTATTTTAAGCATTGATGTATGTTGAAACAGATTCTTTCGTAATATTTGGATATAAAGATGTTAATTCTTGATTTTTTAACGCAAGAAGAATCTTTTGTTCTTTTGCGTCTAGTCTTTCTAACATTTGAATAAACAATGATTCTCTTTGAGCAGGTTTTAAATCTTTTCTTCTAAAGATATAAAACTTTCTTACTTCTAAAGTAAGATTTGATGGAGCCATATCTTGTGGCTCAACTGCAGATTTAAATGGTGGACTTGTTTCTGGTAAATCCCATTTTAAATTGCTATCAAAGTTGTTTTGTAAAACTAATTTTAACTGAGCATTATTCTTGTATTTAACAATGGCAGTTATATCATTATTTAGTTCTTCTAATATTTCATAAACACGTCTTCCCATGTTTTAAAACTCCTCTATTTCTTGGAGTAATAGACTACAACGTTTTTCAATTAAATAGTTGTATACTGTCATTTTATCTCCTGTTGGTTTTATGTTATTGTAAGCATTTAGTATATCATCTACTATATTTTTAGGTATAGAGTCAAGACATACTAGTTTTTGGTTTCTTAAATAGTTTTTCTTCTGCTCATCGTTTTCACAAGCATTGAAACCTTTTTCTAAGAAATTATTTAATATTTTTTTAGTAATTGGTTTTTGTCTTTCATCTTTGTTAAAGATATCATCAGGTGAAAGTACATTTGGAACACCATCTCCAGAGTCACCTCTTACTATATGTTCTATTATATATTGCTCAGCTTCTCTTACTGATGATTTATTAACTTGTTTTTTAAGTAATGGCGAATATTGTTCAACGTTTCCAAATTTTTGTAATTGTTTAAAATCTTTATCAGAAGAAACAATCATATGTTTTTCTAAAGGTCTTTCTTTTACTAGTGTAGCAATTACATCGTCTGCTTCAGCATGATTAATATGTAATACTTTATAAGGAAAATGTTTAACTAAATCTTGTCTTACATCAGACATAGTTTCAAAAATAAGTTTCCAATCAACTGGATCTGCTTCTCTATCTTTCTTACGATGTGCTTTATATAAAGGAAATTCTACTTTTCTCCAAACGTCTTTACCATCAGCACATATAACTAAATCACCATAGTCTGCTGAGAATTTCTTCTTATAATATTTAATAGTAGAGAGTATCGCATGACGAATAATATTAGATACTTCTTCCATTGGTCTTCCTTTTTGAACATCTTGTTTAAAAGAAAGTATATTTGCGATTGCTACTTGTGAATAATCAATTAATATCATTTTTTTAATTTTTCTTTTGGTATCCAAAATCTATCTATTTTAGCTTTGACTTCACTAAAAACATTTGATGGGTTTATAATTGTCCCATCAGAAAGTGTTTGTACATAATCCATATCTGTTAAATATGAGCATAATTCATTAGCTTCATATCCAGCACGTCTACACATTCCTATTTGAATTTCAGTTTGAATCACTGGACGATACTTTTTAATTGTATTAACAGCACCTTTAATAACTTGAAATTCTAATCCTTCTACGTCTATTTTAATTCCATCTACATCTTTAAAATTAAAACTATCTAATGTTTTTGTTTGTATTTTTTCTTGAATAGTTCTTGTAGATTTACTTTCAGGTTTTTTAACCCAACCTTTTTTTGTTAATTTTTTTCCATTAAAGTTTAATTCTATGTGATTGTGACCAGAAGCACGAGTGACTGTATTTAATGTTTCTTCTCCCTCTTTATCGCTTAATGCATAAGGAAATACTTCTACATTACCTGTCATTAAAATAGGAGCATAAGTTGATTTAGATAATTTAAACCAGCCTTTACCATTAGTTTTATTATTTTTATTAATTTCAATATTCTCTAACAACCATTTTCTTAAATATGATGTAGGTTCAAAAGTTTTTATATCTTTAGCCCAAGTAGCATACTCAATTGTATTAGTTCCTAAATGTCCACCAACATCAATAATTGTTCTTGCGTTTGGTGTTAATGTTCTAAAATATCTTAAATTGTTTATTTGATATCCACTACTCTTTAATCTAGATCCATAAAAAGTATCATTTTCTTCAACATGATACATTCGACCGATTGCAGATTTAACTATTACAGATTTTCTCATACTATATTATATAAAGCTAATAAATGTGGTGGTATTAAATCATCTTTTAAATTATGTGGTGTAGTTTCCCAACACTCATCATCGCCATTATCATAAGCACCAACAAAACCAAACTCATTAAAGTCTTCATAGTTTGTTTTTTCAGTACCATAAGTTGCTTCAATTGAATATCTTTTTGATTCAACTAGATAATCAAAAAAAGAAATTGGTGGAACGTATTTTGTTTGAATTTCAAAAAAGATAGAATTAGGAGATGTTCGATCATAATTAATTACTTTGCCATGAATACGATTGTTCCAGTTTTTATTCACAAGAGAATATTTGGCACCTTTTTTCTCAATATCAAATATGCTTCCGAACAAAGGAACTATGTTCTTTGACATTTTATTAGCTTCTAAATCGTTTTCAATCATATCAATTTTAAATGGATCAGTATGCGACATATTAATATGATTTGATACTATAATCATAAGTATATTATATATTAAAAATACTTGTATGTAAATGGTTATATTTTAGTAAAAAAGTCATTTAATCTAGTCTTTAATTCGTTAAAATACTCATCATCTGCTATTAAATTTGCTATAATTCTTACTGAATCATTTTGTTGAGTAGTTGAAAGCATACCAGCACGTACAAGCTTTCCCATTACTCCAATAGTTGGATTCTTACAATCTAATTCTAAAAACAATCCTTGTTGTCTATAACTTTTTAAATATCCTTGACTATACAAATCCTTCGCAATTTCTTCTAAACGTATGACTGTTTGTTTTGCTTTATGAAATAAACCATTATCTTGAATAATTTGTTTTACTTTTTTCATTGCACCTATACCAGCCATATAAGGTTGCCAAGTATGCCCCCATCCCCATTCTTGCGTTGAAAGAACTTCACCAATACGAGCATTACCTGCTGCAAATCCAATTGGTGCATATCCTGCTGATAATGATTTACCACAAGCAATAATATCTGGTTGAATATTATACCCTGCTGTTGAATATCCAAAATATGATAGTGATTTACCCCAACAAACTGCTACATCATCTGTAATAAGATTTACATTATATTCTGTACAAAGATGTCTAACACCCTCCCACCATCTTTTACTATAAGGAAGTATTCCATCCATCCAAGGACAAGTTTCTACTATAAAAGCACCAACATTGCTTGAGTCACCAAATTTACTAAATCTTTTTTGTAATTCTGCTAATGCTCTTTCTTCTTCTGATTCACGTTCTTCTATTGTTTTCCATTTAGGTGCTCGGATGCATCTTAATCTATCTGATGGAAAATCAACTGTATATGGACTTGCCATTGCTCTTGTTAGATAACTTGTGCCATGATATCCTGGAGTACAAGATACAATTAAATTCTTTTTAGGATTTACAGTTTTCCAATATGTATCACTCATCATAATAGCACACTCTACTGCTGAAGTTCCAGCAATAGCCCAAGACATAACTGACATTCTTGATTCAGATAAAACAAAATGAACCATCTCTTGAGTATCTACATCAGACTCACCAGTATTACCTCTTATGAATGCAACTGAGTTTATCTTATCAGCCATTGCTTGTATTACTTCTTTATTTCCATAACCAAGTGTGAAAGCACTATTACCAGATTGTATATCTAAGTATTTCTTACCATCAGACATTTCAACCCAATGACCATATGTTTTTGTGACAATTTTAGGTAATTCACCATCAGCACTATTTCTTAATTCGTACATTGTAATTCCATATTTGTTATGTGTGCGTCTTTATTCTCAATTATAAATCTTACTGAATTTAAAACCGATTCTATTGTTAATTTTTTTCCTGAATATTCTTGTGCGAGTTGAGTATCAACCCAAGCTGGACGAATAATACTAATTTTAAAAGGGATGTTTGGATTATATAATTCTTCTATTGATTTATCAAGTAATTTCTTTTGTGACCAATAGTTTTCAAATCCTTGAGGAACTTCTTGTGGAGTCTTCCATAATTTACTTACCATTGAACCCATTACGATTATATGTTTTGATTGTTGTTTATAGAGATTGTAAAGATTCTCTAAAGATGTATGTTGTTGTCCAGTGTGTGCGTTCAATACTATTACTGAAGCATCTTTACAATTTCCTATAAAGTCTGAATGCACTTTTGGATCATTTAAATCTAAATGATGCGATTTGTCATAACCTATACAATATGTATCAGATTGTTTTGCGTAATAATCAAATATAGATTTACCTATACCAGATTTGTGTCCTGTAATCACATATTTCATAACATTATTCATAATATAAAAATAATTTATTTTTTACAAACGCATCTTTTAAATAGTTTTTTTATTCTATCAATTAACTTTTTCATTCTGTACTCCTTTATTATTAGGGTCTACCTTGACCACGATAAGCTTTAAACGATCTTCGCTTATGCTTATTCATCATAGAACTACTATGAAATCCATTTCCAATACTTGTACGTTTTGGTTGTGATTCTCTCTTAGTATTTGATCCATAATTTGCTGCACGTTTTGCCATAATTTATCTTTAAGTTGTTTGTTTAGTTTTTTTCAGTCATATTAATCACGAACTGGAAAATTTGGTACAGGTGGTTTTGCTGCTGGTGGTTGCATTACTGTTGTTGTAATTGATGAACCATTAATTTTTTCTTGTGTTCGCCCATAAGCAGTCACACCTAATATTGCTCCCATTGAAATATGAAATAATCCACCACCTTGTAGTGTTAATGGTGTCCATGCAGTAATCACTATTGTTTTTAAAAATGATATTTGTGCCACATTCCATAAAATAGGGAATACCATAAAGTCAACAAAACAAATAGCAATATACAGCCAAGCAATCGCTGGTCGCCATAAAGATTTAATTTCGTCATTATTCATAATTATTCTTTCTTAGGAATTACAGAATTTTTAGGTTCTTCTGGTCTTCCATCTAATGGTCTTGTTATTGTTTCTTTTATATCTGATTTTCTTTCATACACATCTACGTTATCAATTTCATAAAACGCAGTAGGTGTCTTATTTGTATTTATATTTGATAAATTGTTTGCTCTTTCTTTTCGCTTACGTTCCAAATATGAATTACCATCAGTTATTTTTTCTTTTACTTTATTTAAAGTTTCTTTTAATTTAGATTTTATCTCAGTTTTTATATCTTTAACTATTTCTTTTACTTCTGTTAATGGTTTAATAGTTGGTAATATTGTTAATGGTGTTGTTGGAGTTGGATCTTGTGGTTTTAATCCACTTGTAAATACTATTTCTCTGTTCCAAGCAATTAACATCATAACTGCTAATGGGTCAAATACCAATACAATAATAATAATTACAAATCTTACAGCTTTCTCAAGTAGATTTTCATCTATCTTATCACCATATATTAAAGCAGCAATATATTTAATCGGACCAACTTCTGCTTCGATCTTTCTTAATTGTCCAGCAATTGGTGCTCTTTCATTATTTAAAGTATTAATTGTGTTCTGTGCTTTTTCTATTTCAGAAACTAATTTATTTCTTTGTCCCTCTTGTTTGCGTCTTAATTCAGTCGCAGCATTAATACCTTTTTCATCATTAGTACGACCGATACTTTGTTCAACTAAATCATCTAATTGTTTAATAGTTTTTTGGTTTCTTGAAACTATATCTCTTTGATATTTAATTTTATCATCTAATATATAAACTTTAGAAGATACTTCACCTGATGGTACTGCTTGATCTAAATGTGCTTTACTTAAAAAGCCAAAAATACCCATACTCGTTAAGAACATAAGTACAACTAATGATACACTAAAATAATATCTCATTACTTTTGTTATATCATTCCATCTTCTGTATAACCAAGATGCAATTACTAATTTTGCTGTTTCTAAAGCTGTACCCATAATTGCTATTGGTATTACAGCTGTTGCAAATATTGCTATTAACCCAGTAATCGCATAAAATGCTGCGATAGTAGATAGAAATAATGCGTTAATT